CAGTCGATATAGGATATCGACGAGCTCAGCCGTCTTATTCGCCACCAGGTGCGGGAACAACTTGATCCAGACAGCCTTGTATAAAGGCCCACTGGCAGTTGCCCACAATCCACCTGTCGGACCAAATACTGAGGAAAGGATCGGTTTCACTTGACGATCTAGCCACTTACGTGGACGGATCATCTTGAGGAACCGAACCATATCTGAAACAACGCGTGTAGGAAAGACGAAGTCACGATTCAGGGCATCCTGGATCAACGTCGACATCATACGGGGATTACGTAGAGCAGCAAGGATCAAACCGGGCGCCATAGGGGAAAGATCCCCTAGGCGTGGAGAAATCCATCTCTTGGCGAACTCAAGGCCTCCAGATTGCATCTCGAAAGATTTCGACATGTTAATGGGGACCCCGAGCGAGCTCATGAGATCTAGGTATGACTTAGCCACAGCTTCGTCAGCAATGATGATATCATCACCGAGGAGAGCATAATGACTGAACCATTCCGAGTAACCACATCTGCGCGCAGCAATCTGCACAATTATGTGGTGCGAGAGAGCTAGCAAAGCCCATGAGGACAAAGCCCCCATAGGTTGACCGACAGTATAATGGAGAGGTTGACCTTTCAGATACCAGGGACGCCCTGTTAACAGAGCGGCCCAATGTTCAGCCCATAAGATCCCAAAGGATCGAAGGACCTGAACCTGAAAAGCAACAGGGAGTCTATCCGTAGCGGCGCTCAGATCATAAGAGAAGACCTTAGCACCCGACGCTCGGACATATGATAAGAGGAGATGGACTGGGGCCAATTGATCAAAGGTCCCATCCTGAGGAATCGTTCGAAGGATGTTGAATACTGCCTCATGGAGGGGTTTCAGGAGAACCTGAGTCCACCAATCGGTAATAGCAACAACCCGAACTTTTCCTCTCGCCTCAAATAATGTGGCCAAGCGACCGAGGTACTTAGGAAAGCTCTTAGTCATCAGCATAACAGGTACGGCAGGCAGACTTACCATGATGGTTATAAGATTCCAAGCGATCAGATCCCAGGCACCTTGGGCCCAAGCGATCATCAACCAGTGATACCAGGTAACTGGATCACGAAGGAAGGCGATCGCATCAAGCCCGCAGGACCAGGTCGATTTCTTGAAGTTGGGTCCAGACGACTCGGACATATATGTCCAAGCCGCCTTCCCATATACCATCAACTTCGGTAACATGCCAGCGGCCTGACTCACTTCCCAAAATAGGAGTGTGGGACCCATCCCTGTGAAAGGACCAGTAATGGTTTCTAACTTCAGGTTTGGAGAACAGCCGATGACACGATAGACTGCAAGAACGGTAAGGGTTACCCGAATAACTTTCAACGCATATGCATGGTCTTCGCCATTTAACTGGTGAAAGATCACACGCAAATGTGAAGGAAGGATAACGGGAAGCCCGGCTCTCGTCAACCGAACCCGAATACCCGATGTCGACCGGATATAAGGGGCACCATTTACCCAAAGGACGATAATTCGTGAGCACTCGGATAAATACTGAGTTAGCCAAAGGCTACCATTCGTATTCCAGAGTCTCATAACGTCCTTGGATAAAGGCAAAAAGCACGTATTCCATAAACCACGAAGCCCCATCAGCCAGACTGGCAACATCATAAAGAACTTCAGCTCACGCCGAAGAACCCAACGATTGTTGCTACTTGCCTTCCCTGCCGATGAAGTATGTTTCATGATAATTTTATGAAATATGCGTAGTTGGTAACTGTGAAGGTAGGGTCGTGGCCGGTATGGTTTCGCAAGGGTTAAGGGAGTGCATCCCTATCAAGGTTTATAAGCCTACCCCTCTCGTCACCTCACCCGGGTGGCTTCACCACCATTAGCTACACCCCTTAGACGGCCCTCCCGAGTTATCAAGCTCGGGAAATTATATCTAAGGAGGCTCCGATCGAGAGCGATATTATCACTCTTAGAAGGAAGCAGGCTGGGGTCCGTAGCAGGCTCAACGTATAACCTTACGACGTGACAAAATCGTCTTGGGGCTACACGTGAACGACCCTTTGCAG